AAATGTTTCCCAGTCACGATCAACAGTCGCACCCGCCCGACCAAGGGAGATTGCGGTTTCCGCAGCGGCCTTTGCCGCCGCCTCAGATGCGCCGCGCTCTGCTGCTGATACCTGCGCCGAGAGAACGGCTATTTGATCCATCCGGCCTACGCTCGCAGCCGCACTTGCGGCAAGAGCATCTTGAAGTCGCAGCGCGGCGCTGGTCGCCGCCGTCAGGCCCCCAGCAATCGTACCAGTGGCCTTCGCCAGAAGATCGGCGTTCTTCTTCGCGATTGCCAACTCATTAGTCAGCGCTTCGTTCTCCTTGAGCGACGCTTGTAGTGCGGCGATTTCATCGCGGATAGCCTGCGCTCGCAGTTCTGCAGCCCGCTTGTTACGGCCCGATGCCTCTGCGGCTTCATTTTCAGCGGTGACAAGCGTTTCCGTCAGGCGAGCAATCTCCTGCGTGACCTTAAGCGCCTCAATTGAAGCCAGCCCAGAGCGCAGCAACTCGATTTCGTCACGCATGCTGATAGAAGACGCCTTAAGCTCGTCTAGGGCTTTCTTAAATTCTTCTGCCGCACCGTCCGCGTCTGTGAATGCCTGAATAACCATCGGCAATGCAATACCAGCCAGCAAGCCAGCAGCCGTACCAACAGCGCCGAAGGCCAAGCCGATATCCGGCAACTGGATGGCAAGGGCCTGCACAAAGTGCCCGGTTGCCATTGTCTGCTGGCCGACCTGCGAAAGCTGCTGTGTGAGCATGCGAGAGCCATTCCCCGCAAGGGAAAAGCCGCCCGCCATTTTCTTGGTGCCACCGGTCACTCCGACCGTAGCGCCTGCATATTGGGCCGCCGCCGCTGCGGCGTCTTTGTACTCGTTTTCGGCCTGTGCTACAGCTTTGGCCACGTTCGCAGTGGTGAGGATTCCAGATTTTTCCGCCCTTGAAAGGGCTTTAATGGTCGCCGTATAATTGGCCGCCGCCGCCTCTAAGCCCCTCTGCGCCTTTACGGCTTTCGCAAGGCCGACTTCCGCACCTGTCGGGTCGGCGGTGATTTCGATTTCGATGACGGGAAGTACCATTAGTCGGCCTCTTCACAAAGCTCTAGGAGTTCGTCCACATCACGTTCAGTGAGGCTCCCGGCAAAGCGCCCGGGCCGGTTTGCATTGTAGAATTCGTATTCGCAGAACCATTCGGCCATCGTCATATCCCAAAACTCACTTGGCTGAATGCCCCACTGCCGCGCCACAACATACATCACATCCCAGTTGATGCCCTCTGCCTTGGTCGCGCCCCCAAGCGCTACTCGTCGGGGGCGACGGCCTTTTTTTCTTTCTTTTCCGACGGGCTTAGGGCCTCGATCACGCCGCGATACAGCGCTATTGCCTCGTCCTCCCTGCCCATCATGCCCGCATAAATTTCGGCTTCGTCGCAATCCGCGCCAGCGTAGGTCATCACCATGTGCACCAGCCATGCCATGAACGAAACCTGCGGGCGTTCGTTGTTCGCATCGCTCATGATGGAAACAATGCTGACGGGGCCGCTGCCATCCCCGCGCTCAATCAATCGCAAAAGCCGCATAGACGGCGTAAAGGTGTGGCTTTCACCCTTCCACGAAACCTTGCACTCCCTGAAAACGCCAGCCATCAGGCGCTCGCAATCGTGCCGCTGGACGTCAGGCTCATAGTGAATGTCGTGGGGTCCGTGCCCTCTGCGCCGGTGGCTTCGAAGCTTGAGATGAAGAAGTTGCCCGTGAGAGTACGCAGCCCGATCAGGTCAACCTCAAAGAAATGCAGAGCCGTGCCATCACCAGCAGCAAGAGCCAAATCGAACAAGGTGTTGTCAATAAGAACGCCTTCACACGTCAGGCTTACAGACTTGGTGCCGATATCATCCAGAAGTGTTTGAATGCCCAGATCATCCTTGTCGGTAATGTTGATAGACTCATTCGCGATGGAAAGCGTGTCCGTGCGAGCGCCAGCAATTACGGCAGCAGCAGTGCCGCCCGCCCCGTCCGCGTCGTATTTAATGCGCAGTTTGCGCCCAGAGCTAGCAGCCATTGGTCAAATCTCCTATGTTGGCTTTCGTCATTTCTACCACACCTAGCGCCATGGCGCTAGATTTCGTCGTAAAGAACCCGAAAGCTCAATACGCTGTGTTTTGTCTTCCCGTCCGGGTCGTCAATCTCGGTCTTGCCCTCGAACCAAACGCCTATTGTAGATGCGCCGGTGATCACCAAGTCGTATTTGTGCAGGGCGTCGTATATGCTGTCTTCGATTGCCCGTCTGGCCTTTGTTTCTCGTGTTCGCGCCCAAAGGTGCACGCGCACCACCACATCCCCGCCGTCATCTGTCTTCGTGTCAAACGGCCTAACGCTGGCAAAGTCAAAGGTCACATAGGGGAATGCGGTGTCATCCTCGGATTCATCCGGCTGAGGCACCTCCGATGCAACGCCCACAGTGCCGAGAACTGATGTCAGGGCCGTGTAGTTGGTCAGGCGGTCGAAGATTGCTTGGTGAAGGTTAGCCGTGTTCATTTGACCGCACCCCCAATAGCCGCCTCAAGGCGCTTCATAAACTTTTCGTCGGCCTCCTCGGCAACGGGCGTCCACACCGGGCGCGCGGACATGTGGCGGGTGCCGTATTCTAACCATGCCGCATAAACCAGCGCACTGCCGACCGTGGCTGACATTTCGCCGACCACATCAAACATAACGCTGCCCGCCAGCCTACCCGTGTCCGTCATCGGGGCCTCGCCCGGTGCAGAGGCGCGGTGCGTGCGGCGCGGATTGTACTTCTGGTATGTAATGCCCGACGCTGGCCCAGACTGAATGCGGCGCTTAATCTCGCCCTGCATCTCAAGCGCTGTTGCCTTAACCGCATCGCCAGCCGCCTCGCGGATTTCAGCCCCCATGCTTTGAAGCGCCTTCGCAAGCTCTTTGGTGCCCGTGATGCTGATCGTGGTGGTCATACCGCCACCCCAAACGCCCGAAGGTGAGCGGCAAAATCAGGGGATGGTGTGACCTTTAATAGTCCTGCGCTGTATTTTATTTCAACCATCTCGCACCCGTGCGCCTCTAGCCGACGCCACCGAGACAGAAACCTGTCACGCTTTGACTGTGGCCAACCATCACGGGCGACCTGCAGGGCGTCCAGCGGATCATTCATGCCGCTGTTGTCAATCTTAATGCCAAACTTCATACCGCCACCCCCAACTCTAAGTCGATTTCAAGCCACGTGTCGTCGTAGTCAACGTTATTGATGAACCTGATGTTATAGGCGCGGTCGCGGACGACAACCCGGTCATCCGCACTCAGGCCGGAGAAGTACCGGACGGCCATCTTGTGCGTTGACGTGGCCTCGATCCTGTTCGAAGCCCACCGCTCTCGCCCTGACATGGATTTAATCATCCCTCGCGTCGGCGTGTCGGCAATAGCAGCCCAAGACTCAGAGTAGCCGCCCGCGCCGTCCGACGTTCTGGTAAGGCGCTGGAATTCAACGGGTTCCCGCATCATCCGTGCGTTGTATTTGGCGCAACATTCAGCCATAGGCCAAATCATCCATTCTGCGGTACAGGGTGAGCATGCGGCGCATAGCCTCGTCTATGCCCGCGCATGTGCCATCATATAGCTGGCTCACATACATCTTGATTGCCTCTTCAATCGGAGACGGGATACTGCCGGAGCCATAGCCCGCAACGTAAGTCACCAAGACCGCATTTTTGTCGCGCAGGTTCACCGGCCACGTTTCACCCTCATTCAGGTATACCCGCCCGCCCTGCAAATCGACCTCATACTTTGAGGCGTCAACCGTACTGCCCGTGTTGTCCCGATCATAGGTCACAACGCTGGTGACGCTCTGCAGCGGCACGAACGGCAGGTCGAACCAATCACCGCCGCCGAGAACGTGCGGCACAGACGCAGTATGTACCCCGCCGCCATAGGCCATAAGGCGGGCATCACCACCCCCGTCGGAAAAGCCATCCATGCGAAACTCAAAGGTTTCGGTAAGCAGGCCGGAGCGCAAATATTGCTTGATGGCCTCGGTCGCCGCATTGGTGTGACCTGTGATCAAATCGTTATCGCCTGACGTGTCAACGCGCAGATATGCCTTCATATCCGCAAGAGACACCGCTGGGCTGTCGTTGCTCTCGGTGACGATGACTGATTTTCGGTTGAACCTCATTTGGCCGACCTCTTGGTGCGCTTCCTTTTCGGGGCCGCGCCGAGAGCCTTATTCTCAGGGGCCGCACCTTCGGATTTTGCCTCAGATAGCTCAACCGCACCCATTCCGATCAGCGCTTGAAGCAAATCGTCATCGGCCTGATATTCTTTCCCCTTTTCCCAATTCTCGACACGAAGACCATCAGGGGAAACGGGAACGGACTTTAGCATTTTGACTTTGGTTTTCATCAGGTGGGCCTCTTCCTAATCTTGGTGATGGGGCCAGCGAACCGGCCCCACTTCGAAGATTAGGTCGCAGCGATTGCGTCCGCAACGGTCGCAGTCAGTTCGACAGCGCCTTTACCTTTAACCGCAGACACGGCGACGGTTGCGTCGGTGCCCGTGGTGCCGGTGGCGGTGATGCGCACATAGCGCTTTTCACCACGGTAGCCGATAGAGCCGACCGCCTTGTTGTCGTCGGCGTCATCAGTGACAGTCAGTTCAGACTCAGCGCCGATCAGGTCAGCGTCTGCTACTGCGGTGAAATCACCGTCAACAGTGGTGTCGCTCTCCTGAACCTCGAACGAGAAACCCGCTGCAGTACCGGCATCGGTGACAGTGCCGGTCTGCACATAGAAGGTCAGCGCCTGCCAGCCCTGCATGTCCACAATGTTGCCTTTGGCGGTAGTGGTGCCTGAAAGGGTGGCGGCAAGACCTAGGGCCTGCTCACGACCGTTTCTCTGGTCAAATTTAGCCATTTCGGTATCTCCTTTCTGGCTTTACGCGGCGACTTTGCCGATGGAAATCGCGTCAAACGAAGTCACATCCCCACCAACACCTTTAGTGGTGTAGTAGGTGACAAAGCCTTTCGATGTGTAGGGGTCACGCAGAATCGTCATGGCCATACCATCGACCACAGTATAAGCGCGCCGGAAATCGGCATAGGCAACAGACAAGCTGTTCGCGGCCACTGTGGCGATATCAGACATGAACGAAACCGGCTTACCAAGCAGTTGGATAGTTGCCTGCCCGTCACGCATCAACACAGGGCTGAAAAAGTAGTTGTCGTTGCCCTTGAGTTGCAAGGCCGCGCCGAAGGTGGTGCGGTGCATAGCCCACGTGGCCCCACCCTGATACTCTTCTTTCAGCGAGTTCTGCACATCAATCAGACCATCAGCAGTCAGAGCCGCAGCGGCCCCCATATTGATTTGGCGGATTTTGTTGCGCTCATAGGTTTCCGGGTCGGTGGCGGCGTCGTAGGTCATGAAACCACGAGGCTTGTTGATGCCATCACCCAAGACAAACGCAGTTGCCTCCAAGCGACCAAACCGGTCAGAAACCTTACCGCTCAGCCATGCCTCAACATCAAAGTAGGATGCCATGACCTGCTCGGTGGTTTTCTTCGGGTCTGCCTCCATTTTGTGAACGGCAATAACCTTGCGGCCCACTTGCGGTGTATCGGTTTCACCGCCGGAAGCACCTTCACTCACCCAGCGCGCGCCCGCCTCGCCATCATCAATCAGCATTTCGATGCTGGTCGATGTGGTTGACTCAACGTTGGCAAGCTGGCGAACCGGGTCTGACTCGAACACCCGACCAACAACGGTTGACGATAGTTCGGGGTAGACCAGAAAGCCGCCATCAGGGTTCACGTCGGTAGACATGGCCTTGATTTCCATTTGCGACCCACCGCCTGCGGTCATGCCGCCTTCGCCTTTGCGCAGGAAGTCAACAAATGCCGCTTTACGTTCGGCTGCGGCCTCGTCGGCCTCCGACGCACCGGGGCGATTTGCAGCGGCCTCAAGAGCCGCCTGCTTGGTCTGCAGGGTCTCCATTTTGCCGGTGATTTCTGCGGTCATCTTGTCCCATTTCGCTTGGGTCAAGAAGTCCTTCTTTTCATCTTTCAGGGTTTCGACTTCACCCCGAAGCTCGGTGATGATGGGGTTGATACCCTCGACCAAGCCTTTGATTTCTGCAATATCAGACATTTTTTGCCTCCTACTTTTGCAGCATTTCTGTCAATAGCTCTTTGAGTTCGTCAACCTCACGCTGATCATCCTCACGACTGGTCACGCCTGCCTCTCGCAGAACCTTTTCCCGCCGCTCCCATGCGCCACTGGACATGGCCTTAGCCAAGGTGCCCGAATAGCCCATATCTTTGAAAACGCGCTCTAGGTCGCGCTTCGTAATGTCTTCTGATTTCATCCCGTAGATGTTGGCAAGCTGGTTGCTCGGGAATGTCACAACAGACACTTCCCACAAATCAAGCTTTTGGAGGAACCGGCCACCATCTTCGGTGTTGAAGTCAACCACCCGGAACCCGATGGACAGGCCCTCAATGGCCCCCATTTCCACCAAATCCGCCGCCTCTGCGCCCTTGCCGCCTTTCTGGGTGATCCGGCCCTTCACGAAAAGGCCGTTTTCGTCCTCTCTGAATTCATCCCATACGCCAATGGGCTGGCTGGGGTCGTGCTGCCAAAGCATCTTCGGCGCTCGGCCCTTGATCGTCTCAGAGAATGCGCCCTTTTCGATGATATCGCCGTGGCTGTCCTCGTTTCCGAATACGGCACCATAGCCGGAAATCGTCAGATACCCGTCCGCGCCCTCTTCGGCTTTGATCTCAAAAGTGGCGTCTTTGAACTCTAGCGCGCGGGCCATGTCTTTTTGACCGTACATTCAGTATCTCACTTTGCAAAGTTTGGAACCTTATATCACGACATTAGCAAAGTTGCAAAGGTGTGCACGCAAGGTATAGACGATTAAAAATCGTCATCCACGACATGTGCGATTTGACACCGGCAGTTGATGGCTCCGGCTGCGGGCAGCGTCGGGTCACCGGGGTAGTCGCACAAGACAAAGGTGCCGTTTTTCTGCGGCATCCGAAACTTCCCGTCCATCTCCACAGTCTGCCCGTCCATGGCCCTATGGCTGAACTGGTCAACGATGCCGTCGGCTTCGCCAAAGTCTCGCGTTCTCGCGTCCTCCACGGCCACCCACTCTTTTTTCAGGGATAGGCCGGTGCGCTTGGCGGACTCTTGAGCGCCGTAGTTCGATGCCGCGTGGATTTCGGTTCTGGCGATGATGCTCGCGCGCATCCGCGATCTAAGCGGGGTCTCGCTGACTATCATCGCCGAAATCTCGTCAAGGCTCAGGCCGGACTCCTGACCAAGCTGTATCGCCGACACGATATCCGCCCGCGTGGTGTCTGTGACCGATGTGATGCGTCGGCGGATTGCCTCGGAGTTGATGAACGCAATGGCCATTGCCTCAAATATCTCCGCAAAGGTCTGCTTGGTCTCAAGCGTCAATCCCAGCGCTTTGCCCTGAGTTAGAACACGGGCACCGAAGGTGCGGATTGAGGCGTGATCCATGTCGTAATACACGCCCCTCATGCGCTGCCGGTGCCCGTCGTCCTGTGGGGGCATGGACCCCGACTCTCGGTATGCGCTGGCAAGCCGGTGGCGCTCTCGCTCAATCTCGCCCGCTATGACCCGACGAAACCGACCCTCAAGAGCCGCCTGCAGGTTCTTCTGCACCTGCACCTCCCGCTCTCTGCTGTGGGAAATAAAAGCGGGCTTTCGCGCCATCAGGCAATGTCCAAGCCGTAGGCCAGAAGCTTCGCCTCTTCCGGCGGTACTGACAGGCTATTGTCGGCCCGCAAGTCGCCCTCTGGCTTCTCCTCATAGCCCATAAGCTTACGGGATTCCTGCAGGGTGAGAAGGCCGGATTGATACCCCGTCACCGCACGATCAAACATTGTCTGGCGCAGACCCTCAAGGGCTGGAATGGAATCAAGGTCAAGCCGCAACTCGTGATCTGTGAGGCCGAACATCGGCAAAAGCCAGCGGTTCAAAGAACCCAGAAACTCCCGCATGATCGGGATGACCGT